GGTTCTACTGTGCAACAAATGGCAGGAGCGATAGCACCTACTTTACTTACAAGAGGAGCAAATGTAAGGCAATCTGTTGCAGGTCAAATATTACCTGGTGCAGCCTTTGGTGCAGCTTATGGGTTTGGTGCATCTGATGATCCTAATTTGTTGTCTGTTAATAGATTAGAAGATGCTGCTGTAGGTGGAGCGGCAGGAGCAGTTGTAGCACCTGCGGTTGCTGTAGCGGCAAAACCTTTTGAGGCGATAGCAGGAAACCTTAAAAACATTGTAGCAGGCCCTAAAGTATTGGGTCAAAATCAAGCAAGAAAACTTATTAAAGAAGCCTTAGATAATGATGCACAATCTGTAGAGGAAGCAATACTATATGTACTAAATAAAAATGCACAGGGAAAGCCATACACATTAGCTGATTTAGGGCCAAACACACAGGCATTATTAGATGCGGCAAACGTATTACCAGGTGAAGGTAAAGCTGCTGCACAGGCTTTTCTTAAGCAAAGAGATAAGGGCATTTTAACAAGACTAACATCCGATTTACAAAATGCTTTTGGGAGTAGAGCGGCTTTCTTTTCAGAGTTTAAAGCATTGCAAAATTCAAGGCTTGTTACAGGCAATAGATTATACACAAGAGCCTATAGAAAAAACATACAACTAACGCCAGAACTGCAAGAGTTATTTAAAAGACCATCTATGTCAAATGCGTTATCAAGAGCATTTAAAATAGCTAAAGAAGAGGGTGTAAATTTACCAAACATAAAAATTAATGCACAAGGCAAATTAATCTCTGGAAGAAATACAAGAGTTAAATCTTTGCCAACACAGTTATTACATTTTGTAAAACGTGGTTTAGATGATGAAATATTTACAAGTAAATCACCAGTATCAGGAGCAGGAAAAGATTTAGTAAATGCAGCAAAAGGAACTCGCATTGCTTTTCTAGATGTTTTAGATGAACAAAATCCTGCATATAAATTAGCTAGAAATTATTGGTCTGGTAAATCGGCTGTCATGGATGCCATGACTTTAGGCAATCAATTTTTAAAACAAGACAGCAATATCTTAGGTGATGAAATACTTAATATGTCACTTTCTGAATTAGAGGGTTTTAGATTAGGTGCTATGCAAGGCATTTTAGATGAGATTGAAAGAGGTGCAGAAAGAACAGCAGTACAAAGATTATTAAGATCACCTGCAAGAGTAAGACTTTTGAAAATGACTTTTCCACAGACAGATGATGGTGCTAAGGCTGCTGAAGAATTTATTAGCAGATTGAATGATGAAGTAATTATGAGAGAAACTTCAAAAGGCATATTAAGTGGATCACAAACTGCTATGAGACAGGCAATAGTTGGCACAGTCAAAGATGCTTCTAAAAGAGATCCAATTCAAGGTTTTACACAACTGGTACAACAGGCAATATCAAAAGATTTCAAAACAATAGCTGATGAACAGGAGTCAACAGTTGCTGCTGAGATAGCAAAAGTTTTAGTAGAGCAAAATCCTAAAAAGTTAGATACTATATCTAAAGATTTAACAAACAAAGGATTGCGTAAAGTTTTAAGAAACTATGCACCACAAGTTGCACCTAGATTGTTAAATCTACTTATCAACCCAAGTCAAATATCTGCTAGAACAAGCACAGCTACAAGTCAAGGTGGTTTTGGTCAAGCTATCAACCTAGAGAATCTGTTACCACAAGGCCAATAATCATGGACATGGAAAAACTAAGACAGCAACTCATCATTGATGAGGGTGTAAAGTATGAGGTGTATCTTGATCATCTGCAACTCAAAACTGTCGGTATAGGACATCTATGCAGAGAAGATGAGCCAGAGTTTGATCAGCCTGTTGGCACTCAGGTTGATGAAGATAGATGCACTGAACTGTTTGAAGAAGATATTAAGTCTGTCATCAAGGACTGTAAAAAGGTCTTTGAAGATTGGGATGACATGGATGAAGAAGTCAAACAAATCTGTGCCAATATGATGTTTAATTTAGGACTGCCAAGATTTAGCAAGTTTAGAAAAACTATCAACAACATCATAAACAAAAACTACTCAAAAGCTGCTGAAGAGATGAGAGATAGCCGTTGGTACAGACAGGTAACTAACAGAGCAGAAAGATTAGCTAAAAGAATGGAAGCAATAGCGTGACCCAGAAAAAGTTGCAGAAAAAATCTGTGTTCAATGAATATGATGAAGATGGTGATGGCGTTGTATCTGATGAAGAACTGTCTCATGTAAAAGAAATAAAAGAAACAGAGTCAAAACTTAGAAAGCAGATAGCACAACTTAGAATGGCTAGATACACACTCATTGGCATGGGTGTATTTACTGCTGCAATGTTTTTTATGCCAGTAGAAAAGATCAACGCATTATCTGATATCAGCAACTTACTCTATATATCCGGTGCAGGTATTGTTGGCACTTACATGGGTACAACAGCCTGGATGGCAAGAAAATAAGTGCTATGGGTGTTAGTTGTTATTTTACATGGAACTGACATAAAAGAAGATGTCTTTTTCAATGATCTTAATACGTGCCTTGAATATGCAGAAAAAATCAGAGGTCAAAACACTCATCAACAAACAGCCTTTAGCAAAGTTTACGTTACAACTTATTGCATACCTAAAAAAGATAAGTGACAGAGTTAGAAGAAAAAGTATTGCTGTTAAAGATGCGGCTCAAAAAATACAGAAAAGATTTTGACCACATTCTAAAGCAGTCAGACTTAGATAAAGCCATACTGGTTTTAGATGATAACCCACATTTACTAAGGACAAACAATGGCAGTCAAAAAGAAAAGGAAGTTTGCAAAAGTACCTAAGACAAAAGGTGGTGTACCTAAAAAATATGTTCGTGGTGCTAAGAACCCAAAGGCTAGAGAAGAAGAAATAAAAAGAACAGCTAGACTTTACAGGCAAGGTAAACTGACACCTGCCATGATGGATCGTATCTCAAAGAGAAGGAGTAAAGGCTAATGGCAGTTAAAAAGAAAAGTGGTGGTAAATATTCATCAATACCTGGTGCAGGAAGGTTTGCTAAATCTACACTTGATAAGGTGTATAAACGTGGACTCGGTGCATATTTTTCATCAGGCAGCAGACCAAAGGTATCACAGCATCAATGGGCTATGGGCAGAGTTAAAAGCTTTGTCAGTGGCAAAGGTGGTGCAAGAAAGGCTGATGCAGATTTACTAGGCAAGAAGAAAAAGAAAAAGACATGAGTATTATAGGAACTTTAGTTGGGCCAGTTACAGGCTTACTTGATAAATTTATTGAAGATAAAGACCAGAAGGCAAAGCTTGCACATGAGTTGGCTACGATGGCTGACAGGCACGCTCAGGAAGCTTTACTAGCACAACTAGCTATCAACAAAGAAGAAGCAAAGGGCAACTGGTTTCAATCATCTTGGAGGCCATTGATTGGTTGGATATGTGGTTTGTCTTTAGCAATCAACTATATGATCAGTCCTATCTGTGCAGGTTTTGGAATAACAATACCACAAGCTGATATGACAGTAATGATGCCATTGTTATTGGGTATGTTAGGTATTGGCGGCTTGAGAAGTTTTGATAAGTTCCACAACAAAGATACAAAGAAATGAGAAAGCGTATAAAACTCACTTCAAAGCACAAATCGCCTTCAGGGGGCTTGAATGAGGCAGGGAGGCGTTTTGCAAGATCGCAAGGGTCTAACCTTAAAAGACCTATAAAGAGCGGTGACAGCCCTCGCAGAGCAAGTTTTTTAGCGAGGATGGGTGCAAGTCGTGGCCCTGATTATAAAGATGGCAAACCTACCAGGAAGTTACTGGCACTCCGCAAATGGGGGGCTAGTTCATCTGCTGATGCAAGAGCAAAGGCAAAAAAAATCTCAGCTAGAAACAAGGAGAAGAAAGCATGAAGGGAATGAGTTACGGCTATGGTAGTGCAAAAAAGAAAAAGAAAGCACCGAAGAAAACCATGACCAAGAAAAAAACTATGAAGAGAAAATAACATGGCAGCACTTACTAAGAGGCAACAAGCCACACTTAAAAAACATTCTGTACATCATACAGCAAAGCACATGACTGAGATGCGTAAGCTTATGCGTGCAGGTAAAACATTCACACAGGCTCATAAGGCAGCTATGAAGAAAGTGGGAAAGTAATGCCTTTTAGTAAGTACTCATCTAAACAGAAAAAGCTTGCCAGGGTAGCAGCACCCAGAAATAAAATTACTGGTGCAGATTTCAAAAGACTTAAAAAGAAGAAAAGCAAAAAAAGTAAAAAAGCTTGATTTACTTGTAGCAGTTTTGTATCAGTTTTAGTAGAAAAGTCACCATCAACAAATCTAGATATATGGCGACTTAAAATGACTAAAGGGTACTAAAGCATTGTTTTTATTAGCTTTGAAATCAGTTCAAATCTGGTCACCCCGACCAAAACACAAAACTCTGAAACTCGCAGAAATCAGCCATTTATTTGGCTCTATACTTAGGTTTCAGACGTATCTAAAATATTTTTATACAACAATCATACAACACCAATACAAGCCATTTACAACGCTTTTACAACTAAAAAGTGGCGACCTAGTGGCGACTAATACTGATGACCCTCTTGACATACTAGGCGTTTACGCCTATATTATAATTATAAACGCAAATATTGGAGAATGACGATGCAAATAGAAAACATTTTAAAACATTGGAATAGAAGAGATTTAATACAGTGTTATTATCAAAACATTTCAAGAGCCGCTGACGAACTTTCAAACATACATGATTTAACAGAGGAATATTCTATCAAGCAAAAAAGAGCAGATACATTTCTCAAAAACGCAAAAGAATATAAGCAAGAATTAATAAACAGAAACGATACCACATTATTATTTTAATTTTACTTAATGGAGAATGACGATGACACCAACACAAGCAATAAAAGAGATCGATACTGTAATAGAGCAGATCATTTCTAAAACAGAAAAGGACAAAGCTGAGAAGCTTAAAAAAGCCTATGAAGTAGTTAAGAAAGACTATCAGGATAAAATTAATCTATCTGTGATTAGAACAGATCACAGCCTTTACCTATAGGAGAATGACAAATGCAATATGATATTAGAGGGCCAAATTCAAGAAATCTTTATTACACCAGGTTAAAAGATGGCAGAATAAAAACTGCTGCTACAAAAGAACTATTGGTGCAGAAACTTGATAAGATGTGGATATTGCCAAATAAACAAAATAAAGATTCTATGTCTATTGGTGATCTTTTACAACGATATATTAGACATCTAGAAAAGAGAACACATGGCAGGATAGATGGTCAAAAAAGAATTAGAGAGCAAAGTTTTGAAAACTATCTATCGTATTCAAGAGCCATTTGGAACTTTGACAATCAAAGATTTGCTGATGGATTTGGTAAAAGGATAACTGTATTTAATAAAAACATTATTGATTATAAAATAGAAAATGTTGATAGAAACTTTTTAAATGAATTTTTAAATCAGCTTGAAATAAATTTTGTTAATAAAAGTTCTAAACACAAACATGAAATATTTAGTTTTTTTAAAGGTGCTTTGCTGTGGCTAAACAAGCAAGATAAAGAACTATATCCAATACCTGATTTAGAAGATTTTGTAGTTAAACAATTTAAAAAAGAATCTTTTGTTCCAAAGAGGTTAGATGCACAACTTGTACTTAGAACTGTTGACCAGGTATGCAAGGAAAAATATGCAATATATGTTTACCTTTGTTCTAATGGTTTAAGAGCATCTGAGGCTAATGGTTTGAAGCCATCTGACTTTGATTGGACTAACAACACTGTACATATTCAGAGAATTGTAGATAGAGCCAGAAGAGTTATTGCTATTGAGACAGGTTATGAAATTGCAACTAAAACTCAATCGTCAAATCGTAAAGTGCCTCTTGGGTCAGAATTAGCGACAAGGATAAGAAAGTTTATTATGTCAAATCCTAACCTTGAATGGATGTTTCAATCAGAGCAAAAGTATGATGGCAGACCTATCAAGCAACAAAATTTAGCAAGATTTGGTTTACATAAAGCACTAGAGCATTTGAAAGAAAAAGGGCAGAAAGTAGAATGGAAAGGTGCAATGCATGGCCTTAGACATTACTATGGCTCTTTGTTATTGGCTGAAGCTGCCAAACTTGGTAGAAACCCAACATGGGTGCAGAAGAGGCTAGGGCATAGCAACCTGCAAACAACTCTTGGCATCTATTCACATGACATTGATGAAGATAACCAAGAGTTAAACAATGAGGTTGAAAGACGTTTAAACGGCTAGTCTACAGGCCAAAGGTTGCGAGTAGCACCTTCTTTCTTGATCTTGCCGCTCGCAACTAATTTCTTTATCGCATAGCTGAGTCCATTAGGACTTTTCCCATACCCTTTTTCACCATTAAGATAATCATGTATCTCTCTCTGTGTTGGCGGTATCTTGTGCTGCTTTACATAGTCTTTTATAAACTCCAGAGCATGAACTCCCATAAGGGTAACACCTCTGTTTCTGTAGCTTGTTTCTTTATCCTCTCTATCCATTATCTTTATTATATTCTGCATTAAATTTTACCTCTATTCTTCCCTGCAAAGCCTCGACTATTCTTTTAAGTGAATTAAATCTTGGCTCTGATAAATTATTTTCTAGCCTGTAAAGATGCATCTCAGAGACATCTGCACTCATGGCAACTGCCTCTCTTGACCAACCCAGTTCAAGCCTTTGTTTTTTTATTTCTTCACCAATGGTCATTCTTTCTTTTCCAAAGCTGCTTTTATAAACTCCATAGCCTTATGAAACATCTGCTCCTTAGACATCTTAATTTCATACTGCTTACCTTCAACAACCAAAAGCACGCAATCTGCTCTTGGTATTATGAAGTTATGGTGTTTAGTATCCTTGTCCACTAGGGCCTGGATCAGCAGGGTCATTTATTGGCATACTATTGCTAATATGTTGTGGCCCACCATGATTCATTGAATGGCTAGGTTTTTGTGGATAACCGCCTTGATAACCACCCTGTGGTTGCCCCATGCCTTGACCAGGCTTTTGTCCTCTTGGAAGTACAACCATCTTGCCTTGCCTTTGTGGCAGCATATTAAGTAGAAATGTAGGTTCAGATTCACCTCTTGATGGATTAGGTGGCAGTATTACACCGATCTTGTTTGCATACTCTGGTTTGTAACCTTTTTGTGGATTACCTTCTATAAAAAATATATCCTGTTGTTCCTGTATCATACTGATAATATCCCTTCTTTTGTTCTGAATAAATTTGTGTATAAGTCGTATAAGTCGGCATGGTTTGCAAACTCTCTTATGAGTGTAATATTATTATCGTGAAACCTTCCGATCTCCTGTGTTGGGTCACCATATAGGTAACGTAAATCATTAACGGCAACTAAGGCTTTCATAACCTCTACAAAGGAAGCTGTAGCCCTAGCCCTGTTGTCAGGGTTGCCCATATAAATATCAAATGTCTGTGTGGCATTTACTGTCCATTCTTTCAAATCATCTACTGTTTTAATCGTTCCTGCTGCACAAGCCTGTTGCACAACTCCAGTGGTATAGATGTTTCTGCTCTCAGCAGGTGTTGTCGGTTTAAATGCCATCATATACTCCCATATATTTGGTGAGGGCCTAATACTAAACGAGGAAACATTGGAACTAGACCCTCATAACTAATTAAATGCGGTAACTGAAACAAGAAA